GTCACCCTTGCACCGTTCGGTGCAATATTTCCTTCTACACCAAGTTTACCAATATTCTCAATCAACACAGGATCAAGATGATGAAACAGCAAATGCTCAATGTCAATATATCCTTTTGCGTTCAATCGTTCTGTCATGTGATTAAACATGTCAGTATAAAGGTCTCTAACATATGGAAGCAAGAATGCATCAAAACTCCACAATCGGCTCATATATTGCAATGTAATGCCACCTGTGGTTTCTTGTCTAAATTGACTTGTAAATGGACCACGAACAATAATTTTATCTACGGCTTGCATGTGTTTGTCATAATTGAAATCATCATTTAGTGTATAACGCCCACTCATCTTAAAAATACGTTTATACTTTTCACGCCAACCATCTTCAATAGCTTTATCAAAGAAAGAACCATACATGATAATTTCAATCATGTTTTTAACAATGTCGTGATTGGGCACTTGCTGAATCTGTTGAATATTTTCAGCGTCAGAAAAAGTATAAAATTTATCAATGTATTGCGATAGGATATCACGTTCTTCTTTTGTAATATCCTGATAACCACCATCTAGTAGAATGATTTCTGCATCGCACTTGTTTCTAATGGACTTGCAAGTCTCAATAGTTTGTTCAAGTCTTGTCTGAGTATCATACACACCATGCTTTGCATGAATTGCAGAAGATACTAAAAATACACTATCACTCATTTGTCTTCCTCACTTTTTTAACAGGCGCTTTTTTAGCCGCAGGTTTTGCTCTAGGCTTTTTAGGCGCAGATGCTTTCATTATTTCTTCAGCACGGGTGTTCAAACGCTTGAACACTTCTTCTGGCTCCATCCAGATATCTTTGTTCTCTAGTATAGACGTAATTTCATCGTCTGTCAAGAATCCAGCATATACACCACGCATGAATTTATCTGACCACTTGCGTTCGTACATGATGTTGTCATACATCTCGCCACCCTTGCCAATTGTTCCACCTGAATAGTTGTGAAACATAAACATAGAATGTTCTGAGATTTCAAATAAATCACCAGACAAGAACACCATTGTAGCAGCCGACATACATGCGCCTTCTACTGATGTTAGAATATTGGCTTGAGATTCGGACATAACACGCATTAATTGTATTGCTGTGTATAGATTGCCGCCTGGAGAATTGATATGAATTTTAACAACATCATTCTCTGTTGCGTTTCTAATAACTTCATACCATTCAACGTAATCGTCTGGAATTGTTATTTCTCCAACCAAATAGAACGTGTATAGTTGCCCTATTATTTTTGGTTGCCTAGGTTTTTTAGCATCGTCTAAACCAAACAACGAACTGAGTTTTTCTTCTTCCATGTTTATCACTTTCAACTTATAATATAGAGTATACTCTATTTTTCTTTGGATGTCAACTTGTCAAATCCATATTTGCATAGCCAATACGCATCAATCAAGTCGGAAGAAGGATTCCATTGCTTCTCAGTCATATGTAGTTCGTCTTTTAAACGAATAGCATTGAATTCCTCAAAGACTTCTTGCATTCGTTCTTTATTTGCATTGCCTTTACCAGTAGCATATTTCTTAAGTACTGTTGGTGGTATCTCTGTACACTCTACGGCAAACAACCATAGTCTGTATTTTAAAATGCCAGCATTCTCAGCAATGTTGAAAACTCTACCTTTTGATCCCATAGAATATCCTTCTAGGAATACGTGACAGCTTTTGTCTGTCTCTAACAATTTGTCAATGAAGAAATTTGATATGCCGTCATATCTTAGTATATCAGTCATTCCTTCATGGTCAAAAAATCTACCTGTTATGTTTTTAAATTGCACATCATATTTTCTAGATTGTGTCAGAAAATAAAAATGACATTTCTCAAAATTAAACTCACCATCCTCATCATCAAATACACACATTGCAGGACATGTTAGAGAATAATCTACTCCTGCTATAATCATCTATCGTCTTCCGAAGACCATTCATCGTCTTCTATCAGTTTGTCCCAATCGTCTTCTTCTGGCCAGTCTTGATTTTTTTCCGATACTGTTTCTTCGGATACTTCCAACCCACAATAAGCACAATGTGTTGGTGGTGTTTCTAATCCTACCAATGGTGTTACTGAATACTCAGCCGCACATGAATCACAAAATACGCTATATGTTGTCATTTGATCTCCTTATTCGTACATTACTGTGTCTTTATCTCCTAGAGACCATTTCGGATTGTGTTCTACAACAAACTTTCTTGTTGCAACTTTAAAATCTGGAAACTTTAGTTCTTTAGGATTGCTTGCTGCGTCAAAGAATATACACCGATTGTTTGGTTGTGCAGCATATTGTCCATTATCTAGTTCAATAAAATTATAAGACTTGTGATCTTCTGGCCATTCAGAATATGTCAAGTCAATCATGTTGTGATCTGGTGCGGCATGGTCAACGGTGAACATGTAATTGCCTTGATACCAGTTTTTATCTTTTGCGTAAAATTTTCCTGTTAGATTTTTAAGAAAAACTTTTTGTATGATTGTCATGTCGTATCCAAGACAGTCCCAGATTTGTAGATAGTCCAAAGGAACAAATTTCTCTGGCTCTAGATTATGATCCCTACTTACATATGCACTCAGCGGCAGTTTGTCGTAGAGTGCACCGTATTCTGGAAGATATGATTCAATGCGAAATGCTTGACCACGAATTGATTTAATGCTAATCCAAATGCAGGGCACATATTCACCGTGACCTTCTTTAAAATCGTATAGAAATTCTTTTCTGACAAAACAGTGAACGGGAGGTAAATTAGCTAATAAAAATGACATTCAATTGCACCATGAAGTTTTAGCTTCGCCGTAGTATTCACGGGCTAGACCATTTGCAATCAATGCTTGACGTAAACTCTTTCCGTCTAAGATAACATCACCAAGAACACGCCCACCATACTTGTCCCAATCCATTAAAACGACTTGGCGTTTCTGTGCAGAACTAACTGCTTGTTTTGTGAATTCACTAGCCCTTTTTCCCATTATATCTTCCTTTGCGCATTGCGCTCTGAATCCTTTTTCTGGTGTGTCAACACCAAAGATACGAATGCTTAATTCTTTTTTGAGTGGATCTGGCAACCAATCCGCTTCAAACGCAACAGTATCCCCATCAATAACCCTAGTAATATTAGCGTCATATGTTACTCCAGCTTTTTGTTTTCCTGTTTGTGCATGTGCGTTCCATGCGGAAAATGAAAGTCCAAATACTAAACAAATTGTCCAAAATAAATTTTTCATGCTGCTTTACCCCACACATCATATGCCCATGGATAGTCGAATGCATCTCTGCTATTCATTAAATCACTTTTTATTTTTGTTGCACTCATTTTTTTATTGTTCTCCAAAATGTATTCTTCTGCCAGGATAGTTATCTATGAAGTACATGAATATACTTTCTATAGTCGGTTGTTGTGTGATAAACGCATCTGTTTTTCTGTCGTAAACAAAGATTTGATTATCAAACACTTCAGTTCTACAAATTAATATGTCCATGTTTTTATTAGAGACAGCTTGCTCATCAGGAGCTCTTAGCACCTTCACTCCGTCAATTTCATTTTCTGATATCTGTGATCTTCTTCTAAGAAAAATGATGACACAACTAACAAGAAAAATTAATTCCATCACACCAAAATTCCAATCCATTTAAGCGCCCAACCATTCTGTTAATTCATTTTTCATATAACCCCTTAAATTAAATGATTTCGCAAACTCCACCACTACATGCGGCTTGATCTGTCAATGATGTGTTATCATCATGTTCAACAACTTTGCGTAGATCAATTTCATGCAACAAAGGTACCATTTTATTAAATTGATCTTCTGTGATATCTTCAAATGGCGCCTGCTTGTATGTTCCGCCATCATATGGGATTACAGAAATGCCAGTATAGTCTTCTCTATTCTTCCACATCCAACGACCAGCGCGATACCATTCATTGCTCTTCAATGAAATGGTGCAACTTACATTATGATAGTTGTCGCCTGAACGATGCCCACTACGAACCCATTCAGTATTAAACTTCTTCACTCGCTCTAATAAATCCATGAAAGATTCTGTTCTCAATATTGCACCAGCTGGTGCTTTTTGTGGAAACGACATTACAGCTTCAATGTGTGGTTTGAAATAGCAGTCTTCAATTAGATCAGGAAAATTTTCTTGCATGTATCTATATAGAGGTTCATTTTTTCCGACTCTCATTCTACGCACATAGAAATCATTGTGCCATGCATGAATGCCTGAAGACGATCCAACTGTTAGAGATGATGTTCCAGATGGCTTAACTGTTGTAGTTCTAGCCGCTGGATTAATTCCTATGATAGACGCAACTCTTGCATTCTCCAATATAACAAGTTCGGATGCTTCTTTCAGATTCAATTTAAGAACTGCACCAGATGCAATACCAGTCATGCCAACACCGATGAGTGCTTCTTTTTCTGTCTGCTCTTGCCATTCAGGGCGCAAGTAATGGAAGTCAGTATACCCAGCTTGCAAGGTTCCTAAAAACGCTCCAGCTTTAGCCCGATTGTTTAAGTCTTCTTGATCTACAATGTCTGAAGTATTAATCTCTGTTAAATTGCAGAATTGAAACGGGTTCAATGCAATTTCACAGCATGGGTTTGTTCCCCACTCATAATTATTTGTCCAGAATATTCCAGGCTCGCCAGCACCAGATGCTTGAATTCGTTCCCATATATCTGCGAATTCATCTTCTGTGATATCTTTACGACTTAGCACTACTGAATTATTTGCACGACCTCTTTGCGGATTCATTTCGTACCACACACCAGATTTGCATGTTAGCATGTCCATGTCGCCTTTGCTAAACAATGCAATCATTGCGGCTCGTCTAATTCCACCACTCAATACTGCATCAGCAATGTGACATAGAATATCATGCACTTCTAATGAAGTCATTTTTCTTCCGATTGCGTTATTGAGTTTAGCACGAATATGCTCAATACAAATTCTTAGAGGATCGGGACCCGGCGCTTTGCCTCCAGATGTAACAAGTCTCGCACCCTTTGATCTAATGTCTCTGAAATCAAATATTGGATCAGACTTGCCATGAAAATACGCCTCAACTAAAATCTTAATTGCATCAGCCCAACCCTCAATCGAATCTCCAACTAAGAATCGTCTTGTTCTTTCTTTCGGACCAACTACAGTAGACAACTGTTGAATATGTTGTTGCTGAACACTATAGCCAACGCCAGTACCACCAAGCAATAGAAACATAGTTTCTGAAAATGAATCTTCATGCGTGATAGGTAAGAATGCACAATTGTATAAACGATTGTTAGATAGTTCGATGGGCACTCCACCAAACTGTAGAGACCTCATTGACGGCAAGACTTTTTTATCCATAACATAGTCTTTGTATACCGCTTTAATTTCATCTTTAAGTTGTGGGTATTTTTTTATGTGCATTTTAATGTTGCGATCACATAAGTCTTCCCATGTTTCTCTGCGATTAAGTTCTGGCACAAATCTTGCGTACTTGTTAAATACTGTAATGTCCGATAGAATACTCTGAGTGATATCCATTATATTTTCCTATAGTTAATTGTTTTTTGTTAATTCATTCGCTAAAGGAAATACTCTTGAAATTACTTCAGCACATGCCTTAGCAATTTCAATGTGTTCCTTTTGCGTTCCGTTTTCTTTTCTCAGAGAGATATAATGTATCCATGATCTAAGAGTCCCATTCATGTATAATTTGGATACTGTAAGTCCTTCTGGTAATACTGCTCTTGCTTGTTCTTTTGCAATACCATTCTTAATAGCCCATTCATATTCTTTTTTAACTACATACAACACTCGCTTTTGAGCCCGTTCCCATTCATATGCTAACAGTTTTTGCTTTTCATCAGACATATCAATTTCTACAGAATTCTGACGATTTTTTGTGTCTTGCATTCTTGCTTCACGCAAAACAAATGCGTCATCAAGTTCTGCTGTAGGATCAGCATATCGCTGACTAAATTCTTGAAACGAAAAACTTCTATGCCTCAAGATTTGTCTTGCAATGTCTCTTGTTGTTTCAACTTCAATACATACGGAGACCATTTCAAGTGGACTCCAATGCTTGTGTTTGATAAGGTATTTGATGAGTTTTTCTGAAGTCTCGAAATTGGCTTGATTGGAGGGATTAGACACTCTTGCACAATATGCGACAAGGTCCTGTAGATTGGGTAATTCGAATTCAAATTCATCTTGTTTGCTTGGTTCAATCGCGTGTTGTGAATAACTGATTAATTTTATGTTCATCTCATTTTCCATATGTTGTATTCAAGTAGTGCTTTAGCACCACAAAAAGTAAATTTATTTATAGTATTGATGATTTCGTCCTGCGCTTTTCCAGCTAGTATCATATCATTTATATCTTTTTCTTGATATGTTTTGGGCCAGATCACAACATTTGAGTCCACATCAATAGCATCACCAATTTCTCTCACGATTTCTTTATTCCGTGGTTCATTATCGTAAATCAACACTAACTTATCTTTCGGCAAGTAATTGAGTACATACTTTAAATTGGAGTTGCCAACTGCGACTGCATTTGGTAAGAACAGACTATCAATTGGTCCTTCAGTAACAAAAATAGTCTGTGTTGTATCTATGTCGTTCATATTGTAAATCATGGGCGAATCATCTTTTATTTTCATCACAAGATAACGTTGTTTCTCGCCACGAATACCACGTGCAGTTAGACCAACTAACTCACCGTCTTTGTCATAGAACGGCAACACAAGTCTCGGTTCTTCAGTTACAATCTTGTCTTCATAATCAGGCGAGAAGACTTTCAACTTCTGAACATTGTCAACGTAGTATAACGTCTTTAATTTATTCTCAGGAATCTTTCTAGAACGTGCGTATACAACAGCTTCATGCATATCGCCGAGTTTAGATAGGGAAGTTAGAACACCCTTTAGATTGTCTGTTTTGTTACTGCCAAATACGACAGGCTTAAAAACGAATCCATGTTCTTTGTGCGCTTTGCGACCAGTCTCACCTTCTTTGTATCGCTCTAAGCAATACTCTTTGTAAAGGTTTGGGTCTACTGCTTTGATTAGGCTGCCTAGTGAAATGCTGACAGCACAATTGTGGCACTTGTAGAAGAGTCCACCTTTTTGTGCAAAGATGTATCCACGTGCTTTGTTTCTATTCGTTTGGGAGTCACCGCAGATAGGGCATCTGAAGTTATAGGTGTAATCACTCTTGCGAACGAATTTGTCCAAGCGGACGGAGAGTGTGCCAATGTACTTTTGGTCAATCCAAATACTCATAATTAATGTCTCTCATAATATACAAAATCAATTGAACGTACATCATATCACACATTCGGCTGAAAGTCAATCAGTTGCCGAATAATTTTGATACCGCATCTATTTTGATGTTGGACATTATCCATGCGAGAACTACAATTGCGCCAGCTGCCATCCACTTCCATTCCATGATCTTACGCAACTCATTGTCTTCTTTGCGATTATGCTCTTGAATTTCTTCACGGAGTGCTTTAATTTCATCCATAATTCTGCGTTCCGTCAATTCAACCTTATCCGACACCTCACGACTGATTGTAGTGATTCTGGAATGCAATTCTTTAATATCCGTATTAGTGTCGGTTTTTCTTTTTTCCATGTCGTTGTAGATTTGATTGACCATACGGTCATGATTGTCCACCAGCTTTTCAATAACTGAGTCCATTTTACCACAAAGCTGTGCAATAGTCAATACTTGATTCTTCAAGACTTCCACATCAACTTTCAATTCTACTGTAACATCACTCATTTGTTTAGCTTCTCGAAAATTATTTTTTGAGTCTCGTACCATTCTATCCAAGCATCATTTCTAACCGCACATTCGTAATACATTGTATAGTTTTCGGTTATTGTCTTAGCTATGTCGGATAACTTAGCACCTTCGTTTAGAGTTTTTAACTGAGGGCATTTGATTTTGATTCTATCTGGCGCATCAGGAAACTTTACTGTCACAGGAACAACAGTAGAACACCCCGACATTAATATAAGTAATGCCATTGCAAGGAATTTATTCATCTCGGTTCCTTAGCGGCATCGTTATGCGCTATGAAAAATTCTTTAGGTATTTCACAAATACCACCTGGTGCAAATTTAGTGTCATACTTTACAACTTCTCTGTCAACATATTTTATAACTTCATTTCCCTGCACTCTAACAATTTCAAGTTTCTTAACTACCTTCTCGACAATCTTTATATTTTCTTTAACAGACTGCACTTGAACTTCTGCAACTTTTGCTTCAACATCTTTTACTTTAGCAAGCCATGATTCATTGTCAAATATAGCACCTGCCATGTATGTGCCAAAGCATAATGCTATAACAGATAACACTTGTATCGGAATTTGATACGTTGATAAGAATGGAATGAAATTTAGAAAATACGTTGCAACAAGGGCCAATAATCCTGTAAAGAAGACTACATAGAAAACCCAATTAGGCAACCATTCTAAAATCCACATAACAATTACTTTTTACTTGTGAATAGTGAACGGACTTTAGTTTCTAACGTTTTAGCCCACTCAGGTTGAGGAAAGTGCCAACCTACAAATGCACCAATTAAAATCCAAAAAAATGTTTCTAGCATATCGTTTTCTTATACTGTGAATTTTTGATTATGCGTCATAAAGTTTTTCTTACGCATAACTGTCTTTGCTACCAAATCTAACTCTTCTGCCTCTTTATCCCATTTTAATACAAATGGTAAGTTAATCTGTGTCTTCATATCATTCAATACCGCTTCAGCATCAGGGCCCAATGCAGGAATCTTTTTGCCATACTTTTGAATTGTCTTCTTAAATAACAACTGTAATTCATCTACCGTGATAGGTTTACCATTGCGTGAATCATTAACTCTATCTAAAAAATGTTTAGTGAATGCAACATCAACATTTAGTACTTTGAACAATTGATCTAAGTATTTTTCTAATTCATTTAATTGAGATTGAGATATTTCTTCAACTAATTGCTCTCGTTCAAATTGTTCTGTAAACATTCCGCTACGACCATGACGTAAGAATGTCATAGCACCTGTTAATTCATCTTGTAGAATGATTGGTTTTTTAGGATATTTTCTGCCGTAATCACGAATTGCATTTCCCACTTCATCATTGCCTACATACTTCTCATATTTAAGATATTTCTTTTTACCTATACGTGCTTTGTTGAAACGTTCTGTATCAACAACAAACACATCATTCTTTGCAAATCTACGTAAGAATGATTTGCTTGCTGGAGGATTACCATCTAGCCCTGCGATTCCGCCTGTCACATTTGCAATATCTTCTTTTACTGTCTCCGTCAAATATGTTTTTCCGTTATAGTAGTCCAGAAACTGTTCTTCTAATGTGTTTTCTTTAATGTTCTTTTCTTCTTTAAGAAGAAACAATGCTGCGGCATAAGATGCAAGTCTAGTTTTACCAAATGGCAATTTTTCCAAAACTCGTTTGAGTTTTAGAATCAATAAGTCAAACTTAGTGAATGAGTCATCTTGTGCTAGTGTTCTTTTGTCCGAAGAAATAAGAATGTTTCCTTCGCCATCAATAACACCAGTTTTGTATGCATCCCACTCTACAAACGGAATGGTAAACAATCTTAAAATTCTATACACTAAGTATAAGTCTACTAAATTTGCCACTTATATATTCTTCTTTAATTTGTTGTACAATGATAAATCTAAAACATGCGCGTTTTCCACTTTAATGTATTCAAGATAAACTAAAAATGCATTTAAAACATCGTGATGATCTAAATGTATTTTGAATTTTAGCATATTGACAGCCGCTTCAACACCAAATACATTTGAAAGAGAAATTATGTGATTCAAAATCAATCTCTCTTTCAACTCATTCTTATCTACATATTTATTTATGAGTCTTTTGATATACTTAATAATCTTCAAATCATCTAAAAATTCTAAAACTGATATGCAGTTAGGATTAAGGTAGTTGCTTACTGCGTACTCATCAAAGTTATCATTATTTAATGTGGACATTAGAACGTGCTTAGTGCGGCCCGTACAATGTGTGTTGTATTGGCTGCAACGTAAATATAATTTGCGTCCCATGCAATTGTACCTGCACCCCAACCAACTGCTGTATTATTACTGCTTGCTGGAGTTTGTGCTGTACGAATTCTAATTGCATCAGAGTTAACGTCAATTGCTTCTGTTGGTGCATTTGTCATAATACCAATTGCATCTGCTGAAGCATCAACAAAGAACATGTTTGCTTGATTGTCAGATTCAATGCGCGTGTCGCTGTCTGCACCATCTTCATTGATTACTGCACCACGGGTTAATGTGATGTTTGTTGTCGCATCAATAGTAAAATTATTTGCGGCTAATGTCGTATCGCCAGTTGATGTGAGATTAATTGTTGTTACACTTAGTCCTGATGTTTTACCAAACAAGTCTTCAATTGTAATCTTTTTACTAATTGGTGATCCGGCTGGATCATCAATAACTAAAAGCAAATCTGTGTTTGCTGGTGCAGTCAATGCTGTTAACTGCGTGACTTTTTTGTCTGCCATTTTTCTTCCTTATTAATTTAAACCCAATTGAATGGGAATGCTACTTCCGGGACTCGGATCAAAATGGGGACCTAAGTCCCCATGTATTAAGCAATTGTCAATACTGCGTTTGCAGATACTGTGTTTGCTGTCACGCCAGCGGCTGACAACTGAACACGGTAAATAGAACCGCTTGTTGCAAGACTGTTGTTTGCAATAGTCAATGTTGCATTTGTGGTGTTGCTGTATGTACCAGTGTTTGTCAAATCTGCAAATGCTACGTTCGCATTTGCGGCACGTTGCCAACGGCGATTGACCGTTGTACCAACCGGTAGAGTTGATGTAACAACTGTAAACGAAACTGCGCTGAAGGCCGAATCTGAACGGCTAGTTGGTTGCGTATTGATTGTGATAACTGTATCTGGGAATACTGCATCTTCTGCGTCACCGCTAATTGAAGTCATCGCAACTAACACTTCGTTTTTCTTACGTGGATTGCCGTGCATGTCTGTGTATTCATTAACAAAAATCCAACCAGGATCAGTAGTCTCTGCAATCGCTTCTGTTGTGTCAACACCAAAAATATCTTGTGTACCATTAAATTGTGAACTTTGAACAGTTGCGCTGTTAGCGGCAAGCCACTTTGGCGAATCTTGTGCTGTAACTGCACCATCGGTGTTAGCCGCAGTCCATGCTGGTTCAAAAGTCAATGACGTATTGCTTGCAATTGCAGTAACTTTTCTAGTTACTCCGTTGACAACAATAGTATCGCCAACTTCAAGTTCTGTTGGAAAAATAGTTCCAGTTCCCGATAATGTTGTAGTGTTAACAGTACTGTTTGCAAATGCAGTTCCTGTTAGTGTGAATGTATCTCTTGTTCCCCATAGTGCCATGGTGATCTCCTTTTATTAATATCCGATTTTTCGTAATTGTGAAATAGTGTTCATACTATTTATATGTCTTATTCCAATTCCGCCCTTTGCAACCCACTCTTTTATGTTTTTTTCATAATCGTCAATCAAAAGATTGGGTGTTCCGTCTTTATTTACTGCAAATGTCTGCTTATTCTCCCTTGGAACAAGATTAACCTGTTCAACATTGCCTAAATGTTTTCTAATCCATTCATTTTTTTCAGGCTTGCAAGTGACCATGTGCTTAGATGGGGTGGACAATATATGGGGCTGATGGGGCTTGATGTATCTCCACAATCTCATTGCGTCAGGCATAGGATCTAAGTTAGCCCAAAATTTTGGTACTTTATTTAGTGCTTCCCATATAACGTCTTTTTCTGTTTCTTTAAAAGTTCCTAAACCC